ATCTTCGACCGCAAAGCCGGCGCGAACCCCGGCGAGCTGGGCCTCGGCTACAGCAGCAAAGAAGGCTGGATCTAAGTATCACATTGCTATAGGAGAACACCATGGAATCGCTCGAACAATTCATCGCCAAGCAAGAAGCTGAGCTCGAAAAGAAAAAGCAAGAGCTGCAAGAGTTCGCGAAGCTTGGCCCGATCCCCGGCCTAGACCCCTACCTGATCCACACCAAGCTCTACGGCTACCGCCTGATCGGCTTCAAGCTGGCTGACCTCGACGCTTTCCTCGAGTGGGCCAAGGCCACGTGCCTGCCCGTGTATGCGATCGAAGGCACCTACAAGACCCTGCGCCCGGAGATCCCCCAGACCCGCGACTACGAGGGCTCCAGCATCAAGGCCGAGGGCAATGTGGTGGTGACCTACTCCACCATCATGCGCCGCTTCAAGGTTAAGGTGTTTGTGCCCGACTACGAGATCACCTTCGAGATCGAGCGCTACGTTGGCGAGCTGACGCCAAAGGCTGAGTTCCGCAACTACAGTGACCGCTACAACGGTGAACGCCGCATCGATAACTGGTTCAAGACCGGCAGAGGCGTCAAGCAATACCTGCGCGTGGGCGTCGACCGCCAGAGCGCAGACCTCGAGACCCTGCTGACATGGCCGGAGTTTGAGGGCTACTTCGCAGCCAAGAAAGTGGAGGCCTGATCATGTGGTGGTCCTCATCCTCCGGCCGCATCGAGCTGCAAATCACCCTCAAGCAGGCGCAAGCCTGCAGCCACCCCGGCCCGTGCGACGCCGACGTCGCAGAGCTGCGGCGGGCACCGGCAATCAAGCGCCAGCTCGAGAAGCTAGACCCCAAGCTGGTTGCCGGCGAGCTGCGCGAGTACGGCGCATGGGACGACGAGGAGCTGGCCGACCACGACCAGAACCTGACCCGCTTGCTGTGGATCGCATCCAACGACATCACCGAAGAACAATTCATGAAAGGAAACCAATGAGCCTCTACAAAGACCTGATCGCTGCCGGTGTGCAGTGCAGCAACCACTACTCAGACCTGTACTTTCCGGTGACCGATGAGACCGCGGCCATCTTGGCCAAGTACCCAAAGCAAAAGGCGATCGCCAACACCTTCAGATCAAACGTCGACGGCGTGCTGTGCTTTGACGTCCCGTTTGGGTACGACCTGTACTGGGAAAATAAATTTTCAGAAATTGTTTGCGGCACTTCACAATGCTGATATACTGACAAGCATGAAAACCATGAATCACAAGTACATGCACCTTGGCGCGCTTGCCGATGCGTACAACAGCATGAACGGCCTATCGCCAAGGTCAAAGTCATCTGGAATGTTTGTCGCCCGCAGCGCGATTGGCCTTTCTGGAAATGTGAAAAGCGCAACTCACGAACAGATGGACGAGATGATTGCTTTCCTAAAAGGAAGGCTGCCGCATGGCTTGGTGATTGAGCCAGATGACGGTCGACACAAAAATCCGGGTCGCCGTCGAATCCACAACACAATTCGCGCCGCTCAAAAAGCAAGCAAGCAGTCGCAAGCAAAGTGGTTCAAAAATCGCTACGCCAAAGATCCTATCTTTGCGCTGCGGCACTCAATGCGGAGAACTGTTGCAACAGCTCTCAAAAGAGCTGGTTTTGTGAAAAACCAGTCTTCAATAAAGATTGTTGGATGCGCTGCAGCGGAACTGAAAAAGCATATTGAGCTTCAATTCTTGCCGGGCATGAGTTGGGCCAACAGAGAAAGCTGGCACATCGACCACATAGTTCCGCTGTCATCCGCAAAAACCGAGGACGAACTGCTGGCGCTGTGTCATTTCACAAACCTTCGCCCTTTGTGGGCCAAAGAGAATCAAAAAAAATCTTCACAGATGACACACTTGCTATAAGCACTGTGATACACTAAAACCTGAGACGCAACGGTTTAACCCACTCCTGAAAGGACGACACCATGAAAGCAGCAACTATTGACCAACTGATTGCAGCCCGTCTTGCCGCCAAGCGCGAGGAAGACGCCGCAGTCCAAGCCCGCCGCGAGATCGACGAGCAAATCGCCAACCTTCTGCGCCCTGCAGACAAGCTCGAGGGCACCGTCAGCGAAAAGGCTGGCGAGTACAAGATCTCGGTCACCTACAAACTGTCCCGCTCTGTCGCAACTGACGAGCTGCAAAAGTCTTGGGACAAGCTGTCAGCAGAACAGCAAGGCGCGTTCAAGTGGAAGGCTGACGTCAGCGTCGCCGCCCTGCGCAAGCTCGATGACAAGGCACAGATCGCTGTGTCCAAGTTCATCACCGCCAAGCCTGCATCGCCCACCATCACGATCGAAGCTGTCTAAAAAAACAAACTTGGAGTATCACAATGGATAAGAACATTGCAGCCATTTTGCGCGAAGACGCCCGCACCATAGGCGTCACGTTTGGAGATGAGTTTGCCGGCTCGAAGTCGTACACCTACATCACCGACATCGCACTCGAGGTCGGCGACACCGTTATCGTTCCGTCCGGCAGCGACGATCGGTTCAAGATGGCCACGGTCGACCGCGTTGATGACGATCTTGAGATCCAGCCAAACGCCAACATGAAGTACCGCTGGATTGCAGGCAAGGTCGACTTCGCTGCCTACCAACGCAATATGGAGCGCAACGCGGAGATCGAAAAGCTTATTGCCAAGACATACCGCACCAACGCCCGCCAAGCCTACGCCCAGCAATTCCTTGTCGGCGCCGCGCCGGAAGTGGTTGCACTGGTCAAGGGCGCCTGATTTTTTACCTTGGAGAACATCACAATGGCTATTGTCTTGAAGTCAACAAAGGATGCCGCGCTCGACGGCATCAAGATTCTGGTCCACGGTCCTGCAGGTGCAGGCAAGACCAGCCTGTGCGCAACCACCGGCGCACCCACCATCATCATCTCTGCCGAGTCCGGCCTGCTCTCCCTGCGTGGCGTGGACATCCCGGTCATCGAGGTCAAGGCTCTCGATCAGCTGTATGAGGCCTATGACTTCGTGGTCAACACGCCCGAAGGTCAGGCTTTCCAGTGGATCTGCCTCGACTCGATCAGTGAGATCGCCGAGGTGGTGCTCAACCACGAGAAGAAAGTCGCCAAAGATCCACGTCAAGCCTACGGCGCGCTGGCCGAGAAGATGACCGATCTGATCCGCGCCTTCCGCGATTTGCCCGGTCGCAACGTGTACTTCAGCTGCAAGCAGGAACGTGCCAAGGACGAACAGTCTGGCGCGATGCTGTACTACCCAGCCATGCCCGGCAACATGCTCAAGCAGGGTGTGGGTTACTTCTTCGATGAAGTCATGGCGCTGCGCGTCGAGAAGGATGCCGAAGGCAACCCGACTCGCTGGCTGCAGACCAGCCGTGACTACAACTACGAAGCCAAGGACCGCTCCGGCGCCCTTGAGATGTTCGAGTCCCCTGATCTTTCGGCAATCGCCGCAAAGATCGCTTCCTCCGCCGCCAACTAACTCCAGAAAGGACACCCACCATGGCGCAATTTAACTTCGACACCAACAACGTTGAAAAACGTGAGAACAACTACGAGCTGCTGCCGGCCGGCTGGTACACCGCACAGGTGACCGAGTCCGAGATCGTCAACCTCAACTCTGGCAACGGCAAGGCGCTGAAGCTGACGATTGAAGTGCTCACCGACGGCTACCGCAACCGCAAGGTGTGGGCTCGCCTGAACGTGCAGCACACCAACCCGAAGGCTGAGACGATCGCCCAGCAGCAGCTGCGCGAACTGTGCGACAGCATCGGCGTCGTGCGTATGCAGGACACCGTCGAGCTGCACAACAAGCCCATGCAGATCCGCGTGAAGATTCGCAAGGACGACACCGGCCAGTACGAAGACCAGAACGAAGTGGCTGGATTCAAGCCCGCCGGCGGCAGCCCTGCGCATGGCCAAGCCATCGCAGCAAGCATGGCCCAGCGCGCTGCTACGCCGCCAGCCAACGCCCCAGCCGCTGCAGCCCCTGCTGCTGGTGGGTCCACACCACCATGGGCCAAGAAGGCTGCGTGATTTTTGGGGCTGCAAAAGCGGATGCTGTGGGCTCTCGTATGACGAGGCAAGGAAAGCCGGACGCTCCGGACGACCCCGCAGACGCAGCGAGTAGCAGCCCCACCCAATTTTCCACAACCACCGAGAGGTAAAAATGCAAAACCAACCACAAGTCCTGACCATCAAGATGGTCGTGCCCGGCGTCGAGCTGGTGCTCCAAGCACTGTCGAAGCTGCCCTATGAACAGTCCGCTGGCCTGATCGCAGAGATCCAAGGCCAAGCCCAATACCAGCTGCAGGAGGCGCAAAAAGCCCAGACTGGTACCTCGGCCCCAGCCGAAGTAGAAGTCGATCCTGTGGCCGATGCTGAGGCCGCTGCTGAGGCTCCTGTTGGAGGTACCGACTGATGAGCACACGCATCTATGCCGTTCAAGCTGGCGACATCTTCCGTCTGGTCGAGGCCAGCACCAAGAACGCCGCCCTGCGCCATGTGGCCAAGGACCTGATCAACGTCGAAGTGGCCAACCAGAAGACTCTGGTGGCAGCCATGACCGACGGCGTGAAGGTCGAGCAAGCTGGCGCTGAAGAGCCCGAAGCTGCGACTGCCGAGTAAGCAGACTGTGCCCTCGCGTGCGGGGGCATGGCCTGTTCACTCAACACGGAGCAATCCCATGGCAGCACTGCCCGAACAAAACCACACCACCGTGGCCCGCATTTATCAGGCCTACGAGAGCGATGCCGAAGAGGGCAACCGCCCACACCTTGGCGCCTCACTGATTGGCCACGCCTGCGAGCGTTTCCTGTGGCTGACCTTCCGCTGGGTCGAAGCCAAGAAGTTTCCCGGCCGCATGCTGCGCCTGTTTGAGACTGGCCAGCTCGAGGAGTCCCGCTTCGTCAAGAACCTGCGACGCATCGGCATCGAGATCCACGACGTCACGCCAGACGGCAAGCAGTGGCGCGTGTCCGATCTTGGTGGCCACTTCGGTGGCAGCATGGACGGCGCAGGGGCTGGCTTTCCTGAGGCGCCAAAGACGTGGCACGTCATCGAGTTCAAGACTCACAACGACAAGAGCTTCAACGATCTGGTCAAAAACGGTGTGCAGAAAGCCAAGCCGCAGCACTACGCCCAGATGCAGGTTTACATGGGCCTGACCGGCATGGAGCGCGCGTTCTATCTGGCCGTCAACAAGAACACCGACGAGCTGTACGAAGAGCGCGTGACCTTTGACCCGATCGAGTTCGCCAAGCTGAAGGCTCGCGCTGAGCGGGTGATCAACGCCAACGAGCCACCGCTACGGTGCAGCAACGATCCGAGCTGGTACCAGTGCAAGATGTGCGACTTCCACGAGCACTGCCACGGAGAGGCTGCGCCTGCTGTCAACTGCCGCACCTGCGCGCACGCAACGGCCGAGATGGATGGCGATGCAGCGTGGTCATGCCAGATGGATGGCGGAAGACCTGATCTCGTTTTCCAGCGCCACGGCTGCGAGCACCACCGCTAC